CCGTCGCGGTTTGATATCATTGCTGAGCCGCTACCTGTGCCTGTAAAGGTTGTTACAGCACAATTTTCTGCTGGAGTAGGATTTGCTAGGCTTGCGTTAGAGTAAAAGAAGAAGCAAGATGCCAGCGCCAGCGCCTTTAAGCATGTTGTTAACTGCACGTTCTTTTTCCTCCTCAGCCTGTACTGCTACAGGTTGCATTTCTGGATTAGCGTTCCACTTGTCTTTTGCTTCTGTGCCGATGCTGCCATCGAATGGGCAAGGTGTTCCTGCCATCTCCATTGATTGATAAACTCTTGCGTCTTGACAGAGTAGACTAACTGCTGCAACCTTCATACCCATGTTATACAATGTCTTGCTAAGTTTTAATCTTTCGCAATTCATATCTCTTACATGTGTGCCGCCGGCGATACCTACAATTTGTGTTTGCACTGCACCACTTACGCTGGTTGTACAAGTGTCATTGCCACCTGCATTAACTGTAGGAGCAATAGCACTAGGAGGTGGTGCAATTACTTTCTGAGTGATAGTGCTGTTGTTATTGTTATTATTTGTATTAGTGTTGTCACTAGTGCTGTCAACTGTAGTATTATTGTTGTTTGTGTTGTTGTTTGTGTTGTTGTTTGTATTAGTATTGGTGTTTGTATTATTACTGGTACTATTGACAGTTTGGTTTACAGTACTATTGCTAGTGCTGTTTACAGTTTGATCTACTGTACTGTTGCTTGTGTTGTTATTTGTATTCACATTGGTGTTGTTTGTTCCACCACTCATTACATTGTTGTTTGTATTCGTAGACGTGCTAGTATTGTTATTTGTATTGGTATTGTTACTAGTGCTGTTTACTGTACTGTTGTTGGTATTTGTATTGTTATTGGTGTTGGTGTTTGTAGTGCCGCCACTTAATACGTTATTGTTGGTGTTAGTTGTGCCGCCACTAATAATGTTGTTGTTTGTATTGGTGTTTGTATTTGTATTGGTACTAGTATTAACATTAGTGTTGTTGTTTGTATTTGTATTGGTTCCAGTATATACGGTAGTATTGTTATTCGTATTGGTATTTGTGTTGGTGTTATTGTTTGTGTTGGTATTTGTACTAGTACTGGTATTGTTATTCGTATTGGTATTTGCATTAGTACTATTCACAGTACTGGTGCTGTTGGTTGTGCTGTCTGTTTCTACGTAACTTGTTTCATCAAAATTGCCATCTGCATCGTTTTCTACTTGCGCAAACGCAATAGTAGGCACCAGCAAGCCCACAAAAAATAATTGTTTAATCGCCCTCAAAGTCGTCTCCTATTATAATGAAGTACAACAATATTTATCGATTAGGTGTTAAAATTTTAACACTACGTTTTAAAATAATAAATAATTACATGAACAAGCAACAAATAGAAGAACAAGATACATTTTTTGAATTTTTTGATACTTGGACGGAACCATTGCCTGTACCAGAAAAATACTGTTTAGACAATGACGTTGAAGATTTTATTATTGACAAAGTAAAAGATGCGCTTATACAAGAAAACTGGAATCAAACAAAGGCAAGTGAACGCTTAGGCATTAAACGTACTACACTAATTGCTAAATGTAAGAAGTTAAATATTTTTACTGTTTAATATCTACAAAAACGCATTCTATTGTTTCAGATTTGTCATTTACCATAACTGATGCTTTTTTTAAGTTAACTGTACACAGTGTTTCAGCTGTATAAGTATTCAAATGATGATACCTTATGCCTTGATCAGGTACAAACACAAACCACATTAATAACCACATATTACCATTTCCCTGTTCCCATGCCTATTAACCAAAAAACAACGGCTAATATGCCTGCACCTACGAATGCTATAGATCCTCCAACTATCCATTCAAGAATCATTTGTTTGCGTTCTTCAGCTGCATAAACTTCTGCTGCACGTTTCTTACGCATTTGACCTTCCATGCGTACAATTTCATCCCAAGCACTTGGACCATAGTAAAAGCTGATGTGCGTTTTCATTTCTTCACGCATTTCTTTTGCTTTTTGTTTATGCCCCCAAACTTCTAGAGCGTTTTGTTCTATCTGACTTGCTCCAAATAGTTTTTTAAACATTGGCGGATTTTGTGCTTGTTTATGTGAAAAGTCTAAGTCACTCATTGCAGTTGACCACTGCGATAGTGTGCCTGCCATATCGTGCAGTTCTTTTCCTGTGTCTATTGCTGACTTGATTCCGCGATACGCGGCTGCTGCCATTCCAATGGCTGAGACTGGATCTATCATACTTGCCCTTTCTTATATGATAGTATAGGCGCCCTCACGCTCTACTCTAATATTTATCTTATTTGTCTATTAAGGTAGAAAGTATAGCATAAATTGCTGATAATGCTACTAATGTAGCAACTCCGATAGTACATAAGTCAATTATAAACTTTTTATCTTCGGCTGCTTTTTTAGCTGATGCAACATTTCGAGAATGTATTCGTCTACGTTCTGACATCATGTCATTATAAAATGCGCCTTGGCCAGACCAAACTAAGTATTCTCTTAAATCTTTTTCAAGTTGTGCAATTTTATGTTTAGCTGCTGTTACTTCTAGTGCTTGCGATTCTACACTAGTTCCGTTAAACAATTTATTTACTACTGGTTGATTTTGACTATCTTGGCTTGCTTTTATTATTTGATCTTTTGCGTCAAAAAATTTACCAAACGTTTGTGCTAAGTCTTGTGCTTCTCGCCCTGTATCCATAGCTTTCTTGATACCTTTAAAAGCAGACGAGGCTATGCTCACTGCTGCTGCTATTTCTATCATGGATTGCCCTTGTGGATGTACGTAGTTGTGTATACCACAACTATATTTATTAGTAAGTCATAAAAATAGGGCCCGTAGGCCCTATTTTGTTTTGCTTTGTAGCTATTCTTAGCTGAAGCTTACGTTACCGTCAGTAACTGCAACTGCTGCTAAGTAATCAGCAGCGTTACCAAGCGATGATGCAGTGTTATTCAACTCAACATATCCATAACGTGTCATGAATGATACTGTTGGTTCGAATGTACCTGGATCTAATACAACGCCTGAGCTCATTAGCGGGATGTATGGGCAGTAGAACGCTGCTGCGTCCGACTCACTTGAACCCTTATAACCAATAAGAACGTTTGCGCCGTCGCCTGCATATGTGTTAACATATACTTTCATTGCATTGTTCAAAGTACCAACCATCTTAGTGTTAGTTGGAGCTTCAAATGTACCTTCTGTTGTTCTTGCGAACGCTGAAGTTGTAGCTGACTGTAGGATAGTTAGTGCAAATGGTGATACCACTGCCCAGTTACCTGCGCCTCTACGTGTACGCTGTGCAATCAAGTTGCTTGCGCGGTTGATTTGTACTGCAAGTGCAGCATGCTCGTCACCTACGAAAGTAGCTGTACCTGATACTGCTGCTTGGTCGTATGTTTCAACGGCTGCGCCGGCTAATGTACCCAAAGAAGCTAATACTTCTTGGTCAATCTCAGCAGTGATCTCTTGTGCAAGAGCTGCCATGATTTCTGCTTCAACATCAATACCGTGCATAGACTGTGCGTCTTGTGCTGATTCAAACGTCCAACGAGCACTCAACTTACGAGTTTTCGCTTCAACGGTTTGCTTCAATACTTGAATGCTTAATCTGTTACCAGCTTCGCCTTCAAGTGATGCTGTAGCATCTGCTCTACCGTTTGCATTACCTGAGTAAGACTCAGCAATTTTGAACGGAGAAAGTGCTTCTTCACCTGCTGTTGCGCCTGATGCACCAGCGTTGAAAGTGTCCGCATAGCGAACTCTTAATGTGTGGATCTGACCCACTGGACCTGTCATTGGTTGTACACCAACTAACTCGTTAGCAATAACGGTTGGCATTACACGTCTGATCACAGGAAGGATCACACGATTTAGTGTTGCGACATTGCCCGCTGATGTAGCACCTGCTGTTGCAGATTCTGACAAATACTTACGGGTGTTTTCTAGCGTAGCAGCCATAACAGACTTCTTGTTGCCTTGCAAGCCTTCAAGAAGAGCAGTTTTGGTGTCCTGCCAGCGGCTTTCTAATAATTCTGACATCATTATCTCCTTAATTATAATCC